CAGCACCTTTAGAATTTCCTTCAAACGAAGTTGATGCTGTAGTAGGTTTTTTTGAAACAAGAGGCTTTGAAAGATTATCTGCACAAACAATAGGTGCAGTACTAATGAGACAAGCAAAGATAGACGACATAAAAGTTTTTGAATTGCTTGACACACTAAAAGGTTTCGATGAAATACAACTGTCGTCAGTAGTAACAGAAACATTAAATTACAATAGACAAAAAATTAGTTCACTAGGCTACAAAGTAGACCAATCACAAAATAAATTAGAAACTAGAAACATACTGGTATAAGCTCATGGCAAGTAAGTTTGCACAAGGTAGATACAGCATGAAGCACCCAGACAAGTACTTGGGTAACAAGACTCCTTTGTATAGATCAAGTTGGGAATTTGCTTTTATGAAGTTCTGTGATGAGTCACCTAGTGTAAGCAAGTGGGCAAGTGAGGCAGTAAAGATTCCTTACAAAAATCCTTTAACAGGTAAGATGACTGTTTACGTTCCAGACTTTATGATACAGTATACAGATGCAAAAGGTAAACAACACGCAGAGCTTATAGAAGTTAAACCTGAAAACCAAATGAAGTTAAAGGAAGTAGGTAGAGATAAATTTAGACAGGCACAGTACGTACAGAATGTTGCAAAGTGGGAAGCCGCCAGACATTGGTGTAAGAATAAAAAGATCTTTTTCAGAGTAATTACAGAAAAAGATATCTTCCATCAGGGGAAGAGAAAATGAGGGTAAATGATAATCCACGCATTCGTGTTAGTTGTAGTTTTGGGAACAGGAGACGATCGTAGGGAACAACCAAATCCAATGTACTTTAGAAGTATAGATGTATGTCAGTATTATGCTCGACGCATACCTAGACAATACGGAAATTACGGTAATAAACATTTGGTTCCTGCAAAAGATCGTATAACTGCATACTGCAAACCAACAAGTGTTGACGATTCAAAGACGTTAGTTTACGATCATTAAATGGACTAAATAATAGTAGCATATAATGGATTTAAAAATATGACCAAAAAATTAGAAGAACTACTTAACTTACCTGAAAGCCAGGATATAATAAAGGCTGATAAGGAAAAGGCTGACTCCAAGGAGAAAGCAGTAGTTGAGCAAAAAGAAGACTTCCGTGAAATAGCTGAACTAGATAAAATTAGTGCGGCACTACCACAAGTTAAGGGTCTGGGTGAACTAGCTGACAAAGAGCTAAACGAAGTAGCAGACAAGGCCATGACTGCATATGATGATCTTATGGATTTGGGTATGAACGTAGAATCACGTTATAGTGGTCGTGTATTTGAGGTTGCAGGACAGATGCTTAAAACTAATTTAGACGCCAAAACTGTAAAGCTACAGAACAAACTTAAGATGGTTGAACTGCAATTAAAGAAAGAAAAGCAGGATAAAGAAGGTGGAATTGATGGCGAGTCACTTGTAAATGGCGAAGGATACGTAGTAACTGACCGTAACTCTTTGCTTGATAAATTGAAAAACATGGATAAATAAACATATAAGGAAATACAATGAAGAACTTTGAAACATATCTAACTGAAGCAAAAAAGACTTATAAGTTTAAGTTTGGTATTGCTGGGGACTTACCAGAAGGTTTTACAGACAGTTGCGAAAGCTGTATGCAAAAATTTGGCCTTGTTAACATGACGCCACCTAAGAAGACTCCAATTCAAGAACGTCCATTAGACTTTCCTAAATTACAAAATGTAGAGACTCACTACTTTGAAGTGGAATTGTCATATCCAACTACTGCACAAATACTAGGTGAATATATTTCACAAGTAACAGGAGTTGATCCAGCTTATATTTGTTTACGTGATGCAGAAGCACCACAAGAAGAATACCAAGACAAAGATTACAAACAAATTTACGAGCCTAAGTTAGGTTCAGAGATGGAATCAGCTGATCCAGATGCACAAAAACAAGTAGCAGGTAATAGAGTGATGGACTTACTTAAAGAGCTTGAAGCTACTAGAAAAGATCGTGCAAACGATCCAAGTGTAGCAAGTGAGCCAGATAAAGAACAAAAACACGACATGGGTGAAGTTAGTACAACTAGTCCAGTAGGGAGCAAATAATGAAAGCAAAAGATATTTACAAAAAAATTGATTCATTAAATGAAGCTGTAAACATGAGCATTTCGATGTCAGGTGAAACTGCTGATGACGTAGCAACATTAATGAAGATGGTAAAGGACGCAGGCGGTAAGCCAGAGATAATGGCGCCTATGCCGAAACTGTCACCAAGAGATGACATAGAAAAAAGTTTAAAGGTAATGGATTTACCTATGCCACCAAAAGATGGTCCAGAGATGGGCGACATGGAGCCAGGTTGCGAAGATGAAGTAGCACAAGAAGGCGAAGGCGAATGGGACAATTCACCAGATGAGCAACACCAAGACACAGCTTATATGCAAAATGATTTAGCAGGTGGATTAAACAGACAGAAAAAATCTTATCCAAAAGTTGCAGGCGGAGATAATCCAATGGCACTTGAAGATGAAATTAGAGCTGAGCTACACGCAAAACTTTCAGAAGTAATGAAAGAAGATAAAGAAGCTAAATTTGACGAAGCTGGTTGTGGAAAGAAAATGAAAAAACTTAACGCAAGTGGCTGTACAAAAAACGAAATGAAGAAAAAAATAACTGCTGAGTATGGTTGCGATAGTAAGAAGTTTGAAAAACTATACGCAAGTCATTGCGGTTAATTAACTAATTTCCTCCCAATTAGTAAAACCAAATAGCGTCTTCGGACGCTATTTTCACCTATAAATACTAGTATGGCAACTACAAAAAGTCTAGACGGTGTTCTAACCAAAAAAGCACACCAACGTGAAAAGTTTAATGAAGCAGGAATTGAGGAACTAAAGAAATGTATAGATCCTGATACAGGGTATCTATATTTTTGTCAAAAGTTTTTTCATATACAACATCCTGTTGACGGAAAGGTTATGTTTGATCCTTTTCAGTATCAAGAACGTTTACTAGAAAGTTATCACAATCACAGATTTAATATTAATATGTTGCCAAGACAAAGTGGCAAGACAACTACTGCCGCGGCATACTTGTTATGGTATGCTATGTTTCATCCAGATCAAACAATACTAATTGCCGCACACAAATACACAGGTGCTCAAGAGATCATGCAACGTATTAGATACGGATATGAATTATGTCCTGATAGCATTAGGGCAGGTGTAACAAACTACAACAAAGGTTCAATGGAATTTGAGAATGGTAGTAGAATAGTTAGTGCTACTACAACAGGTAACACAGGAAGAGGTATGTCAATATCTTTACTATACTGTGATGAGTTTGCATTTGTTAATCCAAGTATTGCAGATGAATTTTGGACTTCGATATCTCCAACACTAGCAACAGGTGGTCGTGCAATTATCACAAGCACACCTAACTCAGATGAAGATACGTTTGCTATCATATGGAAAGAATCACAAAACAAGTTTGATGAAAGTGGCAACGAAAGTTTAATAGGTACTAACGGCTTTCATGGCTTTACTGCTAAATGGGACGAACATCCTGATAGAGATGAAGACTGGGCTAAAGTAGAAGTAGGTAGAATTGGTGAAGAAAGATTTAGACGTGAGTATGGTTGTGAATTCTTAGTTTATGACGAAACACTTATTAACAGTATTAAACTTTCTAGTTTAGAAGGTACCGAGCCTACAATGAATATGGGGCAAACACGTTGGTATGGTAAGCCAGAAGGTAATAGCACTTATGTTGTTGCACTAGATCCTGCTATGGGAACAGGTGGCGACTTTGCCGCTATTGAAGTATTTGAATTGCCAACATATAAACAAGTTGCTGAATGGCGACACAACACTACACCAATACCTGCACAGATAAGAATATTAAAAGACATTTGTAATTATATAAAAGAATGCTGTCAAAATGATGGACAAAACATCTATTGGTCAGTAGAAAACAACAGCATCGGAGAAGGTGCATTGATAGTTATTAGAGACATGGGCGAAGAGAATATACCAGGTATGTGTGTATCAGAACCCATTAGAAAAGGTCATGTACGTAAGTTTAGAAAAGGATTTAACACTACACACAGCACAAAGATAAGTGCTTGTACTAGATTAAAAAACATGGTTGAAAACGACAAGCTAACAATAAACAGCAAAGTATTAATAAGTGAACTTAAGGCTTTTGTTGCTAGTGGTAGTAGTTTTAAAGCAAAACCAGGTGAAACAGACGATCTAGTGAGTGCTTGTTTACTGAGTATGCGTATCATGGCAGTATTAAAAGATTGGGATCCTAGAGTGTATGAAACCTTCAATCAAGCGGATACAGGCGACGATGCAACACCGCCCATGCCTATATTTGTTTCAACAAACATAAGATAAATAGTTATATGAGCAATATGAACAATATATCAGATCAGCTATTTGCTAAGATTAGAGGCAGATTTCCATCAGTTACAATCGGTGACGAAAACGGAGTTGTAACAGACGAGCCTAAGTTAGCACGTTATTTTGACTTTGACTACAAAGTAGGCGAAGATTCATTAGGTAAAGTAAGTGTGTCACTTACTGAAAAAGAAGTTGCTGTAACATACAACAACACTTTTGTAAGCGAACAGCCAGATAGCATCAAAGGACAGTGGTACGATTTTCTAAAAGAATTAAGATCGTTTTCCAAAAGAAATATGCTTAACTTTGATACACGTGATATAACAAAAAGTAATCTTGATAAAAGAGATTACTCACACTTAACTAAACAGAACGATACTGCCGGAGACAAAACAATGAGTGAATCAAAAATGTACGGCACTAGTAGAACAAGTTACGAAGATGTAGACAAAGCTAGGCTAGTACTTAAACATACACAACCAGTTAACCAAGAGTTACCTGGAGCAAGAACACAACACGTACACAGCATTTATATTGAAAGTGACAGTGGCGAAAGATTTAAATATCCATTTAGACACTTGAATGGTGCAAGAGCTTTAGCTAGACACGTAAGCGAAGGCGGAAATTTATATGATGACTTTGGTAAACATATCGTTTCACTCAGCGAAGAATTATCAAAGCTACGTCAATTTAAAACTTACATGAATCGTTCAGCTGTAATGGCAGAAGGTTTATCAGGTTACATGGATCTAGTTAACGAAAGACTAGACACAATTAAAACTGAAGTATTGAAATTGCAACGTGCAGGACATTACGCAGAAACAGTTAAAGATTTTAAACCAGCTGTGATGGAAGAAGTTCCAGAAGAATTACAAAACAGTTGGATTGACGAACTAACTATTAGAACTTTTAACGAAGAACTAAAAAGTGTATTCCCATACATTAACAAGTTAGTAAGTGAAAAGAATAAAATTGAAGAAGTAGGTCCAAGTGATATGGGCATGAACAAATACGGTTTGTCAGCAGTACACAAGGGCGGAAAATTTTATTCTTACAGAGATGGAAAAGAAACAGGTGGACCATTTGATTCAATGGAAGAACTTGCAAAACATCAAGAAGAATTAATTCAAGACGAAGCTATGGGACACGAAGGTGGATCAGAAGCACACGCACACAAGATTGATATCGATGGTGACTATGATGAAGACAGAGGCATTAGCGAAAAAGATTGTGAAGAAATGGAATATGCTTGTGGAAAAGCTGGTATCAAATGTAAATGCGAGCCAGATGAAATGAGCCAAGGTGGAGTTATTGTACACACAATGGCACCACGTGATGCAGTAATAGATGCTTTGGACAAAGAAGGTTATTCTGTCAATGAGGACAGCGACCTACATCCAGAAGCAGAATTCGAAAATGAATTATCCATGATAGTGGGAGAGACAGAAGATGCTTTAATTAACGGTGAAGGTAAAGACCAAGAAGCCGCAATTAAAAAACTAAATGGCTTAATGGCACAGCATTTCCCGGCTGGTGTTAATGGTAACAATGCTGTTCAAAGTTTGAAGGGCATCATAGATGACCCGATGCTACTCGATATGTTTAAGAAAGTAGGACAAAAAGATGCAGACCAGTGCATAAGACCTTTAGTAGTAAAATACGTAAAAGCGAAAGCACCTACTATTTCATCTAAAATTGATTCAGGTGATATGGAAGCTCCTACAGAAGAGTCAATGGACTTGAAAGACAAGGAAGATTACAAAGCAAAGAAAAAAGCATTACAAGATATCCAAATGGATCCAAACACGCACAAAGACGAAAAGTTAAAGAAAGAACTTATGCGTAAGAAAGCAGATTTGGACTCAGCGGCAAAAGACAAAGGCTACAAGGAAGATGATGACACTATTGATGTTAAAATTGGACCAGATGGTAGTCTTGAAAAAGATGACAAAGCGATGAACAAAGAAGACGATAGAACACCAGGTGAGAAGTTAGAAGAATTGGTTAAGTCACATTACGACTACACTTCTAATTCATTTCCAAAAGGTGAAACTGCTATCGTAACTGCTTGTGAAAAAGAGTTTGGCGATAAGGCAATACCATTTGCTGTTAAAATGATCGAAAGACTTAAAGGCGGTAAAGATCGCGAGATGGAAAGAATTAAACACCTAGCAGGTGTATAAGAATTTATAAAGCCACTTTTTTGGCATCATAAAGGTTGACTTTATAAGTAAGTTTGTGTATTATAGTAAATGTACTGCACAATCAAGGCAATACAACAACAAGCAACGAAGGCTTAAAAATTATAGGAGGCTTATATTATGGCTACATTAGCAGAAATTCGTGCAAAACTAAAAGAACAGGAAACCCGCTCATCGGGTCAATCCACAGGCGGCGACAACGCCATTTACCCATTTTGGAACTTAAAGGAAGGCGAAACATCAACTGTTCGTTTCTTACCTGACGGTGACGAAAACAATACATTTTTCTGGCAAGAACGTTTGATGATCAAACTTCCATTTGCTGGAATCAAAGGTGAGACAGACTCTCGCCCTGTACAGGTACAAGTACCTTGTATGGAAATGTATGGGGAAACTTGCCCAGTACTTTCAGAAGTACGTGGTTGGTTTAAAGACAAGAACTTAGAAGACATGGGACGTAAGTATTGGAAAAAACGTTCATATGTATTCCAAGGCTTTGTTACAGACAATCCTTTAAAAGAGGATAC